GGTGTGAGCCGCTAACGCTTCCACCTGATCGCGGCTCTGTATGCAATCAGCCAGCCTTGGGGGTTGGCTTTAGCCTTTTCTGCTCCCGCTTTGTCATTGGACTGATTTGCCCGGCTTCAGGCAGTTCTTCTCCAGTTGCTAACCAGTAGCCATACTCTGGCCATAATTTGGCTAAAGCCTCTGTTTCCGCTGCACGCATTTCTACGCTTCCTGCTTTCACAGTTGCCCACCTTTTTCGTTTTATCCCTGTTCTCTCTTCAAGCCATGGGAGTTTTACTCCTTCCACTTCAAGAAGTAGCAAAAATCTATCAAGAGGCGTCGACATATAAAAAAATAAAATTAACCAATTATTTGGCTTTTATTGCAAATAATTGGTCATTCTCCTATTGTGATTCCTGTCAGGGTGTTGCAGCACCCGGTTAAACGTTCGTAACCGTCCAATGTATCCGAAAGCGCTGATTTCTCAAAGCGTAGGGGCCTTGGGCAAGGGGAATCTAAATGGCTATGCAATCGCCTATACCGCTTCAGGAAGAACTGCTCCCAGTCGATGAGGTTTGTCTGCTCGACGAATTCCGCGCCACCTTCCGCAATGAAACTGCTCATATGCCGGAAGTTTCCCTTCGTTACCTGCTCTGGCTTGTTCTCTCAGATCAACCCCTGGACGACGTTAAACGCTTCGCCAATCAGGTGCGTATTGATCTCAATGAACAACGACTCTCCCGATTTATTAAAGAGGCTCCATTTACCGGGCCGAATAACTCCGTCCGTCATGCTCTCGCGGTCGGGTGAAACATCAGAGGGCTTATAAAGAGGATATGACTATGCAATTTGAGATGCCTGTAACTCTCGTCGGTGGTATGACTTTTCAGCCGGATAACGGCAACCGCATTAACCAGCTGTTCGTTCTGAACAGTGATCCGACCAACCCTATGTATCGTGGTTTTGTGCCGGCCAAGATGACCTGTGAGCAGGTCGTTGTTGATTCCCTGTCACAGAATCCGGCTGATTACCCAATGAACGTGAAGCTGACAGTGATCAATAAGACTCAGGGCGGCAAAACTGTTCAGCATTGCCTTTCAATCATTAAAGAACAGCCTTCCCGTAAGGCGTCTTGATCATGAGTTTTATGCTCGTTTGTGATGGTGAAATTACAAGCGCGCTGGAATGTCCGGGCGGTTGGGTAGTTACGACGTATACCCCTCCGTTCGACATAACGCAGCTGTCTCCTGAGACGGCTGTTCAATACTTCGGTGCAGGATTTTTACTGCCCGTTGTTCCTCTCTCGGCTGCACTTGGTGTTGCCATTTTACTTAAACTTCTGAAAGGGTAAAAAACTATGGAAACTGCAATTACTGCAATTACCACAGCGGCGGATTTCTCGCCACTTGTGACAGGTCTCGGTGCACTGGGTGCCGCTCTGGCGGTTCCGTACATCACATACCGTGGTGTAAGTATGTTGCTCAGCGCTATTCGTCGCTAACGTGCCTGGAGAGGGGCTGGGCCCGGCCCCTGTTTTTATGCTTGATCTTTATTACTTCTCTTTCTTTGTTTCTGGTCTGGTAACAGCTTTTCTATTTTTTAACTGGATTAAACCATGAACAAGATGGCTTCTTATATTTATATCATTTTCGGTTTTTTATTAAGCCTGTCTCCTTCTGTTTTTGCTGAGTCATTGGATGATCTTTGCCCTTATGGTTATTCAGCTGAAGGGGGGCGTGTGACGTCTAAAGTAACTGATGAGTGGTTGAATGGTCCTGCTTCTTCCGGCTTTGTTTGTGCCGTTTTAGGCTCTGAAGAGCAGTCTGATGGACGGACTTTTTATCAGGTAGATTGCGTTCAGCAGGATTATTGCCCTCAGCCTGACCCAAACTGCCCGGAAGGGAATATGTGTACTAATCCTATTCCTGATCCCAATTGCCCTGAAGGTCAGGTTTGTACCCCCTCCTGCAATCAGGGTGATCTTGTAACGACTTCGACAGGGTTTCAGTGCGCTAGTCCTGATCCCGGTGGCCCAGACCCAGACCCAGACCCAGACCCAGACCCAGACCCTGATCCAGACCCAGACCCAGATCCTGATCCTTGTGATGATTTCGCACCGGGTAATCCTATGGATTCTTGCGGCCCTGATCCTGATAACCCTGGGTGTTATGAGAAAACCGTTTATAACTGCCGCCCTGATGGCACTCATTGCGTCGCTATGGTTTATAACTATTGCCCGGGTTCCGATGATGTTGGTCCTGGGGACAATTCCGGCAGCAATCCCGGTGATACTGGCGGTGGTGATAATGGTGGTGGTACCGGTGGCGGCGATTCCGGTGGCGGCGATTCCGGTGGTGGAACCGGTGGCGGTGATTCTGGTGGCGGCGATTCTGGTGGCGGCGATTCTGGTGGCGGCGATTCTGGTGGTGGTACGCAGCCAGACGGCTCTGTTTGTCCGACAGAGCAGGGCTATTCATGGATACCACCTACTGAGCCCGGCGGTGTAGGGACCTGCATAGCACCTTCCGGGGACTGGGGGAATGGCGGTTCCGGCGGCGGTGACGGTCCCGATAATGGTGACGGCGGCGATACTGGCGGTGGTGATACCGGTGGCGGCGATTCGGGTGGCGACACTGGTGGCGGTGATACTGGCGGTGGTAATACGGGCGGTGGTTCTTCTGATGACTCTGAAGAGTTCACCGGTGAATTGCCCGGTAAATTCTCAACAGGCGCTGAGACTTTCGGTGAAGCTGCTTCTAATTTTCAACATCGTATATCAGAGTCACCCTTAGTCCAGTCCGGTGATCAGTTAGTCGATGTTTTTAGAATGGATAATGGCAGTTGTCCATCATTGTCCGTCACTCTTCCTCGTCCTATTAATGCAACTATATCAACTGACATACATTGTCAGATTATGAATGACATTAAAGGCATTATTTCGTCCGTGATGTTGGTTATTTTTACCATCATAGGCTTTCGGATAATAATGGGGGCTTGACATGTCAGATGTTAATTTTGATCAGCCCGGGTATGAAACAGAGCCACCTGCAGATAGTTGTGAAGTATATGATCTTTCATGCCTGGGGGGCTGGGTTCAGGATCAACTATCCAGTTTTGCACTCTGGGTTTTTGAGAAAATTTTAAACGGTATGGCCGCGGTTATTGAAGCTATTCCTGTTCCCGACTTTATGCAGAATGTGGGCTCTTTGCACATTCCTTCATCTGTCGCTTGGTTTGCACAGTCATTACAGTTGGATACCGGTATGGGCATTATCGTTACTGCTTATACCATTCGCTTTATTATTCGTCGGTTGCCGGTGGTCGGGTAATGAGTATATCGGCTTATACCGGCTTGCCCGGGCATGGTAAAAGCTATGGCGTTGTAGAGAATGTCATTATCCCCGCCTGTAAGAATCACCGGCTCGTTTATACCAATATCCCCTGTAATACAGAGCTCTTTCTAGAACGGTTCGGTATGGCGCCGGTGCAGTTTGATTCACAGGAAATTATTGATAATGAAAATTGGTGGTCCACCGATTTTGAAGCGGGGGCCATTATTGTTATTGATGAGTGTTGGCGCATATGGCCCGCAGGCACTAACGCCAATCGGTTACGGCAGACTGACAAAACCTTCTTTGCTGAGCATCGTCATGTTGTCGGTGATGATGGATTTTCGACAGAGGTTGTTCTCGTTACTCAGGACCTGTCTCAGATAGCATCTTTTATGCGTAACCTTGTTGAGACTACTTACCGCGTTAGCAAGTTATCTAAGGTTGGCGCGTCAAAAATGTACCGGGTTGATGTCTATGGTGGTCCTGTTACAGGTCCGTCCCCGCCTATTGCTCGTCGTGAGCGTGAAATTCCGGGAAGGTTTAAAAAGGATGTATATCAATTATATAAAAGTCATACGAAGAGCACGGTCGGTGCTGGTGATGAGACTCGCGCAGATGGGCGTTTTAATGTTCTCAAAGGCGCTAAGCTTAAAATGCTGGGCGTTGCCTTGGTGGCTTGTTTGTTTTTTGCTTATTTCGGCTTTAATAGTTTTCTTAATGAATCTCCTTTTGCTGGTTCAGATGCTCCTGTTTCTGAGTCAGTAACTCAAGATGCTAAACCTGCACCATCCGACCGGTTTAAGCCAGTTAAAGCCATTCCTGTTGAACCTGATCTGTCTGATTTTCTTGATGATGCGGATCGGGTCTTTATAACTTATAACGCCGGTGTTTTTCCTGATATTCGTTATGAGCTCCGTGCTGTGTTCGGTGATGGTTATGCGGACCTTACGCCTGGACAGCTTCGTGATGCCGGTTATCAGGTCACCCCCGTATCACAGTGCCTTGTCCGTATCTCTCAGAAAAACCGTTTTTATATTGCTGTATGTGAATCCCGTCAAAATGAAAGGCGCGATTTTCTTTCTGATTTAATGACTGATTCTAATTCCTCAGGAGCCCGGGGGGATGCTGGGTGATGGTTGGGTATTCCTTTTTATTGATTAACCGCTGGGGTAGGCCACAGGCCGTAGGGGACGCAGTATCCCTCACTGTCTGGGGTATGGGGGCGACAGCATCCCCATGGTCACCGCTGCGTAGCAGCAGAATATTCAGCGCTGAGCGCTGGTCAGCCAAGCGTAGCGCGGGCGGCCAGCGGCAGCGCCTGAAATTACGTACCTGTAACACGTAAGTTAAAAGGGGGGTGATCCCTGCGCCATAGCGCTGCAAATCATCTTCGTCATGGATAGGGGGTTTTATGGCACGCTTTGAAAATAAACAGATGAAACGCGTTTATGACCGGGATACTGGTTCTGATGTGTATTACACAGAACGGCTCACCGCTGAATATGATCTTTCAAAACTGCGCTTTCTGCATACCGGCATAGACACCATTCGTCAGCTGTACACCTGCAGCATCCGTCCTGCCGTGCTGGAACAGATCAAAACCCATTACGACACCAAAGCCTCAGACGTGATTCAGATCGGTGAAATAGAATGGAAGCTGGCCGGCTCCGGTAAAAAGTCCGGGTATCAATATATCCTGAAAAATTTGCAGATCGGCATGGTTGTTCTGCTCAAGTCCTTCTATGCAGAAGCGGATCAGAGGGGCCCACACCTGAAAATTGAGGTAACCCCTCAGCTGATTGACGATTTAGGCTTAGAGCAGCTGACAAATCGCCTGCGGCAGATCGGGAACATCTTTGGCGATACTCTGGAAGCCTCCGGCATGGCTGTTCATATGTGCGTGGATATGAAAGGCCTTGAACTGCCTGATGATTTTGAGACCAAGCTGGCCACACGTTCAAAGCGAAACCTAAAGGTTAACGGCATCAGCTCTGCCAATTTTGAAGCGGCTACGGCAGCCTTTATCTACGGGCAGGGCCAGACTTACCTTTTTGGCAATTCCAGCTCCCTGCAGATGTGCCTGTACAACAAATCAGAGGAAGCTGTGAAGTCTGACAAGCTGGACTTCTGTGAAACCCTCTGGAAGCGCACACCGGGCTTAGATGATCCCTTTGAATGCGAATACAGGGATGGGAAGGACGGCAATGAAGCGGATACTGTTCACAGGTTAGAATTCCGTATTCATCACAGCATCATCAAAGAATTCGAAAACGGTAACTTCAATAAAACCGGTCAGAGCGTCTGTATTCGTGAACCTCGCGACCTGAAACCTCACCTGCAAGGGCTCTGGGATTACTGCCTGAATAACTTCCGGCTTCATCATAGCTCTACCTATATCCACCCGATATGGCAAAAGCTTATGCAGGACATAGAGTGGTTTCATGTTCACCCGACCTTCATCTATGCCCGGGATCAAAAAAAAAGCCCGGGACAACCGACCCGCCGTAATGTGGCCATGTGGATCGGTAATCACCTCAGGCTGGCAGCCCGCAAAGGCTTCACTACTGAACACGTTGTAAAACACCTTCTGTCATCCGGCCTGGAAGCAGATCTCGCCGACTACTTCGGGCTGCTCCTGTACGGCCACTCAGATGAACTCTTTCTCTGTCTCGCAGACTTCGTAGACAAGCGATTAAGAGACCATCGCCTTAATGGAGTAGCTGCCTAATGGATAATTTTGAAATTGAATTTTTTAAACACTTCGGCAAAGCGTTCTTAATTCAAACACCAATAGCTGCTGCCATTGGTTATTCGGCCGGGCTACTTCTTGATTACCTTGGCTTCGGCTTCACTATAACGTTGTGAACCATGCTTAACCCGGCAGAAATCCATCTGTCAGAGCTCATAGACCTCTGGCATAACGCCCACGGTAAAACTCTGAAGGATGGCGTATACCGTCACTCCCGTATGCAGGCTGTCGCTGATCGTCTGGGTAATCCTCTTCTGTCAGACTTTACTGCCGACCTGTTTGCCAATTACCGGGCTGTGAGAGTCACTGAGGTTAAGCCTGCCACCGTTAACCATGAACTCCGGTACATTCGGGCACTGTTTAATGAGATGGATCGTCTCGGCTTCTATGAGGCTGAGAACCCGTTAGGGAAAATGCGGCAGTTCCGGGAAGCTGAACGGGAAATGGGCTTTCTGACAAAGGAACAGATACCTATTTTGCTGGAAGCCTGCACAGAATCTAAGAACCGGCACCTGACGACCGTGGTTAAGATATGCCTGGCTACTGGGGCAAGGTTTGGGGAAGCTGAGTATTTGCCCCGGACAGGCCTGATGAACACCAAACAGCCGGCACTGAGGTTTGCAGATACAAAGAACGGAAGAGGGCGAACTGTCCCCATCAGTGAATCCCTGATGATGGAAATCAAAGCAGTGAGCAAGGCTCATACGGAAAAACGGTTATTTGATAACTGCCGGACGGCATTCAGGAAAGCGGCGGAACGTTCAAAGATACAGTTTCCGGAAGGGCAGATGACCCACATTCTCCGGCACACCTTTGCATCACACTTCATGATGAACGGCGGGGATATCCTCACACTGCAAAAAGTCCTTGGTCACTCTGATCTGAAGATGACCATGCGCTATAGCCATCTGTCTCCTGACTACCTGAATCAGGTCTTAGAACTCAACCCGCTGAAGAACTGCAAACTTGGGGAAAGGGCTGGGGTGGTTGGATTGTTTGTTTAATTATTTCTGAAATAGATTTTTAGCTCTATTTGAAATATCACTAGTCGTCGTTGTCTTTTTTAAATTTTTTTGAATTATTTTTAGTCGATGGAAGTTTTCTTTCATTGATTTTATATTAATATCTTTTGCGCCGTAGACGGATAAATTTATGTACTCAGTTATTTCTTCGCAAAATATATAAGCGTCTAGGTTTAGTTCAATTGCATCTTCATAATTTATGAATGGTATATCTATTTTAAAGTAAGATATTGGTGTTTCTAGTTTATTGGTGAGTTTTTTTGTGTTGAAAATTTCATTGATTAAACTTGTGTTTTTTATTAAAAAACGTAATCATCTTTTGTGAAGGAATCTCTCTTGTCGTATATTTGTAGTGTGTAATCTAGTGCTCTTGCTGTTCCTCCTATAATTCCATAGATGCCAAATGGATTGATCTTTGGAATTCCTTTTTCTGGTTTTCCATTGAAGAATTCTGAAAATGTCTTTGAATTTATAGAGAAGTCTGGGTGAACTCTGTAGAAGTGTTCAAAGAAGTTATTTTTAAAATTGTAATATCCGTTTTGATTGGCTTCTTGCTCTATTTGTGTAAGTTGTTTTTGATTTATTTCTTGGTTGCTTGTAATTGTCCACCAGGCTGCTGCAATAGCCAATATACCTGTTGTTAACGTTGCTAGTGCCGTTAGCGCATCTCCGGCATGTATTTGCCAGTCCAAGATAAATGCTGTAATTGCAGCTCCCATTGAAGATCCAATGATGCAACATATTGCTATTACTAGAATTATTGGGCGCCAATTTTTACAGCCGTTCAT